ATCTGTTGGTGCTGCTAATTCAAATTCTACTACTTCTCTATTTTCAGCCGATTTTCTATCTATTAAATATTTTTGCCGTCTAAATTCTGCTGTAGGATCTGGTGTTCCAAAAGGATTAGAGTTACTTGGAAAGTTTACAGCATCAATAAATCTTGCCATTGTTCTTATCCGTGTGACAGTAGCACCTGTTAAATCATTTCCTGCTGTTGTTTGATTAACAGTTACAAGAATAGCTGATATTGTTCCAAAAGCATTACTTATTGTAATTTTGGGTCTAGGAATTTGACCTTTTTGATATGCAAAACCTGTTGCTTCTATAGGAAATCTTGAATAAGAATTACCAGCCCATACTATTCTACCGTTTGCGTTAAGATTAGAACCTGCATGAAATCTATGAACAGTATTTGCTCCATGAAAACTAGAACTTAATTGAAGTGTAAAAAGTTCTATAATCGCAGATGGATTTATTGGTTGTAGATCACTAAATACAGCACTTAAAGATACATATTGAACATTATTATCGTAAACAGTAACGCCAACTGTTTTAGGCCAGCTTGGTTCGCTACTGCCTGTAGTACCAGCAGATGTTACCTTAAAGAACATTCCAGCTAATCTTTTATCAGTAGTAGGAGCAACTATTGTATTAAGAGATAAACTAGCACCAGCAGACCAAACAGTTGTCATGGTTCAAATACCTGCCTAAATGTTGCCTGTATTGTTGCTCTATTTAAATAGGGTATAGATTTACTCCATGTTTCGCAGACAAACTTAGATGAACTAGCTTCTCCTGGTGGAGTAAAATCAAAGCTGGCAGTATCATTTGCTCGTGCATCTAAAAATGTTTCTATTGTATCTGCATCTGTTTCTGACACATTAAAAGTAAAATTAAATATCTTTGGATTTTGATGTTGAGCTAATCCAAATAATATTCTATGTTCATAACCATCAGCAAAACGAACTATTCTAGTTTTAGGTGCTGATCTTTTTTGTTGTCCGTATGTTGGAGTGATCGAAGGAAAAGTAGCCATTATGCAAGTAACCCTCCAGGTCTTTTCTGTTGTATTAATTCAGATTGTACCGCTACAGATATAAGACGACCAAGTTCT